TAAAAAAGTTGAGGGATATGTGGTTGATGAAGATGTTATACTGCAAAGGCGGGCAGCAAGAGACAGAATTAATAAACTTGAGCTTGAGATAAAAGAACTTGAGGTACAATTAAATAACTTAACAAATAATGAGGAGATAAATCATGAAGATAACGGATAAAATGTTACATTTCAGTATTAGTTTCTTAACAGTAGCTACGATTAGTTTCTTCTGTTATTTACTAAATCTATCCTCTTTTTGGTGTTATTTGCTATCCAACATAATAACTATGGGATTGGGTATAACAAAAGAATTACTTGATTCGGAATGGGATTGGAAAGATATTATTGCTGACGTTACAGGTATTATTACAAGTGATATTTTTATTGCTATTTTCACTATATTTTCACATTAATTTAACAAACACAAAATGAAAAACTTAAAGAAATTAACAGCAAGATTTTATTTTGCAAGCCTCATGAAGGCTTTAACTGCTATCGTTACGATTATTTTCATAGGAAAATCTACAATCGTTGGTCTCTTAGGCATTGTTGCACTTTTGTATTTTGCTTATGAACAGTATGAAGAATACAAACGACTGATAAGCCAATAAAGTAAGAATTATCCCTCCAAAAAAATGGAGGGATTTTCATTTTATATGAAGAAAAAATGGTTTTTTTTTCGTAACTTTGTATAAAAATTCGATATGACTTTTGGGGAAATAATATCCTATATCGCCCCAGTCTTGGGGGGTGTTATTGGAGGTGGAACATTTATGCATTACAAGACACGTGCAAAACAGGAAAAAAACTCCGCAAAGAAGGGGGAGTTTGAAATTCTTCAACAACAAATAGAATTTCAGGGCACTCTCATAAAAAACTTTCAGAATGATGCTATGCTCAAAGATGACAGGATAGTAAAGCTTGAGAAAGAAAACGAAGAGATAAAATTTCTTCAGAGAGAACATGAAAGAAAATTGTTAGGAATACAGAAACTTCTCACAAGGGAAGTGGGGAATAAAAGATATGCGGAAAAACACATATGTTTTCAAATAGAATGTGACAACAGAAAACCACCTTTAGGAGAATTTCATACAGAAGACCCTGAAATGATAGAAATAGAAAATGATGTTTGAAAATTTCATAAGAGAAAATAGGGACACATTTATTAGAAAAGTAAATGATATAGCCACTATGCTTTCAATAAAACCTGAATGGTTAATGTTTGTTATGTATTTTGAAAGCAGATTAAATCATAAGGCAGTAAATCCAATAACGAAAGCAGCAGGGTTGATACAGTTCATGCCATTAACAGCACACAGCTTGGGTACAACCACCGATGAATTGCTAAAAATGAGCAATGTTGAACAATTAGACTTTGTTTATAAGTATCTCAAACCATATAAAGGTCGCATGAAAAGATGGATAGACGTATATTTGGCAGTATTTTATCCTGCCGCAATGGGTAAAGGTGATGATTATGTGATAAAAAATGATTTAGTCGCAAGACAAAACCCCATATTTGATATTAATAAGGATTTAGACATTTCAGTATCTGAAATAAAAAAAGCATTACAAAAACATATACCAGGCGAGTATAGATATTTGTTTTCATAATAAATTCAACAAAAATGATAATAGGGAAAAACACTAAAGAAAAAGAATTTATCGAAAATGAATTAAAGACATTAGTCGAAAAATTCCCTGAAATAAGAGCAAGGTACTTATATGAGCCCTATTGTGATACGCATTTTGTTGAAATAACACCAAAAAATTTTTATTACAATGAAGAATATATAAGTTGGGAAATTACCATACATAGTAAATTCACTTCAAATTACAAGCATGAAAATCTTTGTTTCATAACCGATGACTCTGTGTTTAGAATGAAAAATTGCGAATGTGATATAAAAGGGGGTAATTATCATGAAATTACAATATAAAATAATATTTATTATAATTATCTGTGTTGCTTCATTCTTTGCAGGAAGACTAACTATTAAGCAACAGGAGATTGTGAAATTTGTTAAGGGAGAAACGGTTGTACAGACTATTGAGGTTCCTAAATTTATTAAAGAGACAATTCCTTCATTGCCTGTTTTGAAGACTAAAATTGATACATTATTTGTTGATAGAGAAAAGATAATAATACAGACTGTCGATACACAAGCATTAATACGTGATTTTATTGCCAAACGTGAATATCAATTCAATGTTTTTAATAACGAAAATGGCAAACTTGACATTGCCCCAACAATACAATATAATGAATTGCAACATTTTAGCTATTCATTTACCCCAATAGAAAAAAATACAATAATTAAGAAAGAAAAAGTATTAACCCCCTTTGTGTCCGCATCTTATAACACACTTGGTTTTACTGGTATTGGAGGAGGATTATTTTATCATAACCTGGGATTTAGATACAATTACATGTATAATATGAAAGATAAAACTTCCGGGCATGAGATTGGAATAGTGATGAAATTATAAAATTAAGGTTCAATATTCATTCTTCTCTCTTTCATTTTCTTTTGATATATATTAAGAAGAAGATTAGGGCATGGATATTCAATATCTATTTTAAATTTTAGATTATAACCTTCGCTTATTTGTATATCGTTTATTGATATAATTCTATTGTTTAAGGCTTTAATAATTGCATTTTCAAATGCCTCAAATTCTTTTGGTGTTTCCATATTGTTATTAATTTATTTAAAAAAAATTATTTAATAATTATTTATAATTCTAATATCTAAAATTCGTAAGATGTATTATTACTCCAACAAATTGTCTGTCTTTAAACCAATCCTTAAAATCACTTACACTTAACCCATCATTTTTTGCTATTTGATTTAAAAGGTATAAATCTTCATCTGATTTAGATGTGTTTACAAGATGATTGTCAGTTATTCTTGCTCCCTCATTAAATGGTTTAGCGATAAAATAATCTTTCTTATCCGAAATAATAATAGTTAGCGATAAAATAATCTTTCTTATCCGAAATAATAATAGGCTGTATGCAAATTCCATCATCTTTTGTAAGGCGCAAAAATTCAACCTGCTTGGATCGGTAAGGCTTGCCACTCCAATAACGAAGCGAGAGACATGCTTCTCCTTTGTATATTTTTTTAAATCTATCTTCCCATACCATATAAGAATTTCGTATTGTATGGATTTTTCCTCCAAACATTATCTTTTCTACAAAATTTGTCTCTTCTCCGCTCCTTTTGTGAGAATGTGGAAACTGTCTGCTAAATGTTATTACATATGTTTTCATAATGATTAATTATTTAACCTCAACCTCAATAACCCTGCTACCGTAATATTTAGTCAAATACGATTGCTGATTTACCCATAAATCGTAAAACTCGTAGTCTTCAGAGGGTTCTTCCATTTCTGATAACATTTTGTAGAAATCATCAACTGCTTTCTTCGCAAGTTCCGCTTTTTCAGGTGTCGAATAAATACCAACAATTTCTTGATAGTTCTCAACTGAAGGAGCGGCGTGATAAGATTTAACTAAGTATACTATATTTTTTTCTTTCATGATTTTTAATATTTATTTACATGTTCGTTAATTATTTTCTCGCATTTATTAATCCATCCATCGACTAAAAATACTCCGACTGTGTTTGTATATGAGTTGATTAATTCTACTTCATCGAAGCTGTCATCTACGTGAAACAAAAAGTCTTTGTGTTTGAAATATTGATATTTATATATCCTACTGCAAAAGATGATATTGCTTCGGCTTATCCCCAATATATCAACCACCTGATATAAGTCATTATTCCACTGTCCACTCGGACAATATTCATCGTTTAATCTTGATGTACAAATATATACATCAATTCCACGTTCTATAAGAGTTTTAACATATAGAATTACATCGGCTCTATCTAATACTCCATCAAAATCAAAACTTACTTTTTTCATGTTATAATTTATTATTATAAATATAAACTTTTAGTTTACTAAGGTTGGTGAACTACCCACAAACTGAAGATTTGTGGGCTTCTTGGGCTGATTAAATCATACAGGGAAAATTCTTATTTCTGTTCTTGGTTCTAAAGAATAATATTTTGAGACGGAAAGTGTTACTATCTGAGAATCGTCATTATATGCTATGCCATTCAGTGAGTCAAGCACACTCTTTGCGATATTGTCCAAATCTGGTCTTTTTGTGTGCCTAACCTCTCCTGATAACATTTTCAATTGCAACTTTTTAGGCTTACTCTTCGGTATGCTAAAAAACGCTATTATCTCCGCTTGTAGTTGCTCCCCATTTAGGTACTTTTCCCTTGGAATTTCCAAATAGGATAACTTAACCAAATTTTCATAATTGCTTGTCTTTTGAGGGGTATATGCAATCCCTCTCTTTGTATACCTTGGCCTTCCTTTTGCAACAGGTTCTCCATAAATAGTAAATTCTATCATTTTTGCCACTTTTTAGCCCGTTTTTTCACACTTTATACCTAAATCATTTCCTATTAAACTTATATCCAAACTCATAATGTTCATTTATTAAATCCGAAAATGTTCTTTAAGTATTCAAAACCATCGTCTTCAGATAATCTTATGGACAAGAAATTTATTCTATCCCTCACAATATCTTTGGCATTTTCTATATCCCTCGCCTCAACAGAGGTTTTCATCTTCTTACCATAGAACTCAAAATATACATCAAATCTCATTTTCTATGAATTTTATCGCATCAAAAGCGGTTATTGTTGTTTCTGTAACATAGTTGTTACCTTCCTTATCAGGAAGTATGACTCTAAAATTAAAGCCTTTTTCTTCAGGGAACTCTGTCATAAGAAAACCCCTTATGTAAAAAGCGTGGTGTCTGGACTTAAACCAATGTGTATTTAAATAGTCTTTTATTTCTTCTACTGTTCTCATTTCTGTCTAAACTTATCGCAATATTCGTGATCTAATAATTTGTGTTCAGGCATAAGTGCACATATGCCAAAAATGTCAGTAACACCATCTGGCTTCTTGTTGTAAGTAGATATTATTTCTGCACAATCTCTGCAAAAATGAGCAGGTTTTTCGTATTTTTTCTTTTTAACCATATTTTTTAAATTTTTACAAACTTACATATAATTTTACAAATTATAAAATTAAAGTGGCAAATCTTCAAAATAAAATTCGTCGCCAACAGGAAGGTCGTCAATATTAACATATTCATTAACCCAACCATAATTTATGTTCTCATAAGGCTCGTTGAGAAATCTTTTACTTTCTGTCTCAAAATAAAGCCCAACAAGGTAATCCATAGCCCCCATATCTCTATTCTTGCAAATCTCTATTACATTGCTAAAATTAAAATATTGAGAGGCAATATCGTGCCCTAAAAAATCACCTGCAAAACGTATAAAATCATTATTTACCCTATGTACTATGAATACGTTATCAACGGCATTGGTGAGGTCAGCAGTACCTGCCACATCCGTCTTGCGTAAAAAGCCCTGTGCCTTGCGGGGATGGGCAACAATGTGAACATGAACATTAAGTCTCTTGGCAAAGGAACATATGTCAAGAATAAATTGTTTTTGTTGTTCATATTTATCACCCTGGTATGACATAGTGTCCAATATCATAAGATTGTCAAGCACAATACAATTGACGCCCTTTGCCACTATATCTTCAAGACCATGAAAAATAGCATCTACCTTATTGCCATATTCGTTGTTATATAGCCAAAGTTTATTTTCAAGCCATTTGTCAATATAGCCAATGATATTCTGGGGAGTATAGTAGAAATCTCTCATCCTATCTTTCTCAGTAAATTGTCTTCCTGCTGCCTGTAAGTCAAGCCATAATTTAAACTGTTGCGCCCTAAGCTCACCCGAAATTATAGCAACCCTGAACCCCCTCTCTACACAATTAAGGCTTATCTGCTCCAATACAGAACTTTTACCTGAGGCATTAAGCCCCGACCAAAGACTTACCTCCCCCAAATTGAAGCCTATTATTTTTTTGTCAAGCTCCTTAAAACCACTCGGGATACTCACTATTGAACTTCTGTCTTGTGGGACAATATCTTTCATTTGAAGGAACATGTCACCTTTTAGCTCTATGTCCTTTGTTTTACTCGGCAAAGGCTTTGAGGAATATCTTGTCTGGTATTGACGCTGCCTTGGCTCATATTTCTCCCTCAAATCATGCCAATTATTATTAGAACATGAGTTATGAAAACACTTAAACCCTATAGCCCCATTAGGTAATACAAAAATGGCACTATCTGGAGATTTATGGCTGTTATCAAATGGGCACTCTTTGAGTAATATTTTTCTTGTGCCGCCATTGACCACCATCTCCTTGTCAACCTGTAATCCGTTCCTGCGGATGAAGTCGTCAATATTAAAGTAAGGGTTATAGTTATTTTTAAAGCTGCTTCTTTCCGGTTTAGGCATCATATCTACTACTTTCTGAAAAAGCAAGTAGGATGTTGGCTTTATCTCACGCGGGATACTGTAAATTTTGCTCTCCCGCTGAGGTCTTTCCTTGGTGTTGCTACCTTTGCGTGATTTAGTGCCATATAATTTACAAATACGTGAAGCATTAAATACAGACGTGTCTATTTCTACCTCATCGGTAGAGAACATAATTGATAACACATTAAGGAAGTTTTTTATAAGTTCAGTATTTTCTTGGCTATTAGTCATTATAACCCTGTATAACAAGTGATAACCATTACCACTATCACATATCACGGGTTTGGCAAATCCTATGTCACGTAAAAAAGCATATACCCTGTTCACTACTGCCTGAGCCTTCTTTTTCTCCTCATCGGTCGCATTAGTGTCGGCGGGTCGCTTCGGGTCAAGGTCTATAAGCACCCATTCTCTTGATATAATATCCCCATCACTCGTCGTATTCTTTGGACTTTGAATGATTTGATTGGCCTGGGTTCGGGAGGCACAGGCAGGGTTAATATTATTCAGTGTGAAGTATATATTATAATTCTCATAGGGTGTTACTGCCTTTATCAGGGTTTCAACATCGGAGAAATAGCCCGAAAAAGTTTTGCCCTTATCGCCTAAAATTCTTATCTCGGTTAGCTTATTGTCGTCTTTGATTAGTTCAAAAAATTTACGTATCTCAATTATGTTCATAGTTAAAAGTCTGTTATTTCAGTTATGGGTGCTTGTTGTGGGGCATTATAAGCAGGGCTAAATGTAGTCCCTTTATTATCATACTTGCCCTCTAATATCCATACCCAAATAGTGTCATTTTTAACAAGCCAATCAAAATCTGCTTTCCATTTATTTTGATTAACCCCACGGCAGAAGTCTGAATTATTTAATTTTTTTAGGACATTAGTTATTGTTGCCATATCTCCCATTTCCCTTATCCTACGCTTTATTGCATCTCTCCGCTTGTTAGTAAGTTTGGATACTTTAGGCAATGTGGGACATATTTGGTGATAAAGGGCAACAAACTCTTCTGAAGTTATATTTGTAACATTGTTGTTACTTGGCGGTGTATTATTTGTACCCGACAAGTCAGCATCTTTATCATCATCGGCAAAAAAATCATCACACCCTTCTTGTTTTATATTTGGTTTACTATATGAACTCCTTATATCACTTGCCTGCGGGGGCACTATGGTTTGCCCTGTGGGGCACGATGTCTCGCCCTGTGGAATAACATAAGACCTATTCTCTCCGATTGTTTCATAATACTTATCTTCAAGCGAATACCAAGTTGGTCTGTTAAATCTATTCTCGGAAAAATCTCCTTTTACTAAATATCCCTCAGCTACAAGTCTATCAATGGCACTCCTTATCTGTTTTGGTGAAAGATAATCAAAGAGTTCTTGTAGGGCAGTAATTGAATTATAAGTCCAATATCTCCCATTAATAAAATGCTTCCTATTGGCAATATTTTTATCAATCCAAAATTTAATATTGTTTGCAATGATAGCGGATATGACTCCCACCTCTTTTGCTATTGTTGTGTTAAAATGATGTTCCATAATAATTACTTTTTATGTTCTTTTGAATGACAATCGGCACATAGGCAAATAAGAGAATCAAAATTTAAGTGTTCCCTGCCGTGAATGTCGTAATTTTCGTGGTGAGTTTGTATGTCCTTAAACGTTCCTTGTGCATTTAGTCCCTTTAGTTCCTCTTTAAGCCTTCTTCTAAAGTTATCTTCGCTATCATCGCCAGATAAAAGGTAATCTATCCTATTTGCATAAATTTCTGCAATCTTTAGTATAGCAACTGCCCTCTTAAATTCT